TAGGTCCAACTTTTTCAAAATACTTTATATCCAATGGATTTAGTGTATCTTTTTCTTGTTGAGCCAGCGACATTGTACTTTTTTCTAAATTGCTTTGAAAAGGATTTATACCTGTTATATTTTTTTCGGCGGCACTCAATGCACCCTTTTCGGCCAATATCTCATTCAGCACCGCCATGTTTTCTGGCGTGTCATGCCCACCCACAAGACCATCTGGCGAACGCATCGCCCACTCCATTAATATTTCATCTATAATCTTGCTTTTATCCATAATATATAAATATCATCATATATCACAAACCTACAGTGATATATATGCTTATTATAAATATTAAGGTATGGATATTTGCTTCATATCCTTGTAGTTGTTTCCTACATATATTTTGACAGGAAACTTGCCTCGTTCCATTATGTTTTTCAGCTTTTTGATTGTATCCATCTTGTCTGCTTTGTGAGCGTCAAAAAGGATGCTGTCATATGTGTACAATATTGGCTGTGTTTTCTTGCCATTTAGTTCAGACAGAATGTCTCCAAGAACTTCCACGGCTGTTTCTGTTTCAAATGCCTGTAGAATATAATTGAACAGCTTGCTTGGATTGGCGTCTGGAATATGACATTCCTTGATTTTTCTCTTGTATTTTGGCGTCTCAATATATCCATTTTGCTCAAAGAATTTCCAACGATGATCAATATATTCTTGGATCTTTGAGAAGTATGGAATATGCAGCCATTTCTTGTCTATGCCGCCGTATAGCTGTGTGAATGTAAATCCTTTGGCAACGGCAATATCTTCATCATTTGCTTCTTTCTTGTTGAAGAAATATTTGGCCAAGTATGCATATGGATTTTCCTCGGCACTCATGTTGAAATTAACAAGATGAGCAATTAGTCTTTCATTCACGCACAGTCCAACATTCTCCAATTTGGCAAAGCACTTTGTCATGGTGTTATTGACAAACTTGAAACCATCGTCGCGAATCATTTCATTGTTTATCTTACCAAGGTTGTTTATCTTTTCACTGAATGCTCTGATATGCTTGTAGATTGGAGTGCAAGCATTTATATTTGATACATTTCTAAAGTTTGATCGAATAAAAATATGCGCGTTTGTTTCGTGTTGCTTTTGGTCAATAATTCCCTCATCAAGATACTTGAGAATGCTTATATCAATGAAATCATAGTCATCATCAAATAGTTGTATGACTGATTTCTTGTCAAAAACAAACTTGTTGTGAATAGAGAATTTGAGATGATCCTTGACCTTGCTCAGTGAATTGGCAATAGGAAGTGTCTCGTTGTGATGAAGTGGTAAACACCATAAACTCTTGGAAGACATGAAGTAAAACATCAATAAACTTATATTGTTGTTTTGGGCATGCTTTTCATGATCAACACAAACAGCATCCATCACAAAAGCATCGCTGCCAATGTGACTACACATCAAAATAAGCTCGTCTTGTGTTTCTACAATATGCACGTTCACATATTGATGAACACTTCCTAAAAAGTCAAGAACTCAATGTCCTCGCCAATATTCAAGATGATTATTAAGCACTTTTGAAAGATCAATTTCTTCTTCTTTTATTATGCGCTCAATCTCGTATTTGTTTGATTGTTTTACACCATATTCAAGTATTCCATTTATAATTCTATTTTCTCTTGGTCCTGATATGGTCCATTTTGCCACCACTACTTTGTAAAGTTCAGAGTTCAAACGATTTGCCTGTTCCATACTCACTTCATTTATGATGTTGCCATTTATTCTTTTTGAAAATGCTCGCATAAATATACCCTTGTCATAATCATTTTTGTTTGGCAAAGGTTTTGATGGGAGTGGATATTCTCCATTCAAATCAACAAACGTTCCATATTCTCCAACTATTTTGTCGTTATATTTCATACCTTTTCATTTATTGTTATGAACGGTCTGGCTTGAGCGGTTATGCTGGTTGTCCATATCTTATTTTCCACTCTATGTCTTACATCTGATATTTGCCACACGGCATTTTTGTAGCTGTATGTTCTTGGCACATGATCTAATGTGAACTGCGAAAGAAATGTTATACCCGACAATCCCAAAAATTCCATCTTGAAATCTGTGCCCGGCATGATTCCATTGTTGGTATAAACAGCTTTACTTGCATTCTTCATATCAAGCAAAATAGTTTTCAAGAAATTTGAATTTGTTTCCGTGAGTATATACACCTGATTTGCTTCATCAGAATCTGTTCCTGTTCCCACTGTTCTTTCCAAAAAGTTTTGTCCTTTCTTGGTCGGGTTGTAAATATACACATATAAATCTGGGTTTTGTTCTGTAAACATTCTGGTGAATTTTCCTTTACCATTGTCTGTGGAAGAATTTGAATCTTGTATTTGTTTTGGAGTAAATACACCACAGTTAAACATTCTATCTCCGCGTTGAAACACGCTATATTTCATGCTCTTTGGATCGTATGTGGCTGTGCCATATTCTGATGGTATTTGTTTTTGATTTGCGCTTTGCATCACCATCTGATTCATCATATCCGTGCTGATCTTTATGGTGATGGAATTGCTCTTCATGAATGCATTGTTTGTTGCATTCAATACAAATCTTGGAAGTTTTTCCGCGCTTCTGTCGTCACCAATTGGAGTAAAATTGTTATCAATGACAAACTTTCTCACATTGCCCACTGTATCTGGCTTCAATTGTAGCTGTGCTATATTGCACATGCACTCGGATATACCTTGTAACAACTCTTCAATCAGTCGAAGGACTGTTTCGTGCTTTTCAACCAAACCTTTGAAGTATTTTACTGAAACAAATACATCTTCCAAATATCCCCAATATCCAGCTTTTGGATATCCTTTGTTATTTACATTGTCCTCATAGTCCTTGAACTGTGGGAATGATCCATATTTTGTTCTGGCTCCTCCCGTGTTGAGCGCGGAAACCAAATTGTCAAACGTGTCATCCAATTTATTTTCCTCTATTACTTTTAATATATCTGGGAATAGTTTTGCATACTCTCCATTTGGCGATGGATTTTGCGTGGTTGAAATTGACCCAACCTGCTTTATGTCGCTCAGTCTTCTTGCTTCTTTATCAACCAACGAATCGTCTTTTGTACTATCCGATTTTGACACAAACCTTGGAGCAAATTTATTTGGTATAATGAAGTTTCTATTGGTTGATTTTATGGCAGGGTGTGCGCATATTGGAACTTCTCTTATATCAAGAACTCCAGCCGCCACATCAACTTCCTTGTTGTTTGAATCCAAAAACTTGATTGAGAAAAATTGATTTATTATTTCCGCAACCAAATCCATTCGCATCCATTGATCATCGTCGTTTTTAAATACTTTGTATTTTGTGTTTATTTTTATGTCAGTTGATGCATCTCGCTCTTCTGTATATGTTGGACTATAGTTTCCTCCGTAGATGTTTCCCCCATATGGACCAGAATATCTTGGATTCTCAACTCGGACTGTTCTTGCGTTTGTGTTCTTAATTGTGAGATTGTCCATGTCCTCAAACACAAATTCCTTGAAGTCTTTAAGTTTTAATGAGGCAGATGGATTTGTATTGTCCTGTTTTGAATCTTGGCGATTTTGATAAGATTTTCCTTCGACCAAATAATTCGCATTAGTTATTGTGGTATATCCATCAAATCCACCAAAGTCATTCATGGTATATCCATAATCAGTTATGAATCCAAGTGCCAAGTCATAATTGCCATGCGATCTTCTTATTCTGTTATCTATTTCTTCTTTGTCACCCTTGAATATCTTGTATAGTGTTTCTGTGGATGTAAGATCAACAAGCGATGAAGGATCATAATTGTTCCATCCCCATTCTGCCAATATAGTTATTCTTGGTGTAAGAAAATATGGTGTGAGATATTCAAGTTGTGAAAGCGAGTAGCACTTCCATGAAATTTTTGTTTTTCTGCATGTGGCGTTGAAACCAGAGTTGTTTCCGCCAGAAAATTCTGTTTCCAATGATACGACAGATGGTGGTGGTCTGTGTGGTGTATCAGAACCAACTCCCAACGATGGGTCGGTAGGCGTTGCTGATATTTCGTGCTTATCTCCCCAACAGTCCACGCCGATTGTTACCTTACCATCTGTTGCTTCCATATCATATGCAGAAGGAGCAAATCCATAACTCTCGTCAAACCCTTCCGTTCCTCCCAAAACAAATCCGTTCGGTGTGCCATTTTCCTCGTCGTCCTTTGATATTCCATTTGAGAACACACGTATCCATGCTGTTCTTGGTCCTGAATATGGAGCAGAATCTGATGGAGAAGATGTTGGATTCAAATTGTAATCCTTGACTCTTCTTTGAAATTCTTTCTCTACCATTGGATCCAATGGTTTTAGACCCCAAGGAAATTTATATGGTTCTGGCATAAATTATGTAACGATTTTAAACTGCGTTTGCTTTTGTAAAATTTGTGACTATCAAATCCACTCGCTGTGGTACTCTCATTTGTTTTCCTGTTGGAGCTTTAAGTGTTCCTTTGATTCCATTGGCTTGAGCAAGTATCCACCAAAGTGATGGATCTTTGTAGTACTTCTGTGCCATGCTATCTAAATAGTCTGTTTCTGTTGCTATTATGTATATGTCGTCGTAGTAGAATGGTATTTTTGGATATCGAGTAGTTCTAAACACTCTTTTACCATCATATCTATTGAAAACATTGTTGCTGGTTGGAGTATATCTGTTCATAGTACCCACCTCTTGGTTTCATTTCCAGAGAAATCATATTCTGTTTTTCCGAAGTGTGCATTCTTTCCTAGTGAAAGTGCCTTTTCAAGAATCTTTAATGTGACGGATACATCAACTTGCAATGGCAGTTGGCGAGACTTTGTTCCCTTTGAAATTATGTCATCGCTATATTGCTTGTATATGTATGAATAATCATCGGCGCGAAGAGATTCCCAATTTGCATCGTCTGAAATATTAACACCAACACTGCTTAATATGCAAGGTTGATCAACGTACATGTCTCCAAGTCTGAATGTGGTCATTGGAGGATATATGAACTTTCCTTCTCTACCAGTTGTCTCATTCGAGTTTATTTTGTTCAACTCTTCTATTCTGGTGTTTGCTGCTTCCTGTCCACCAACGTCACCTACCTCGTTGGCCAAATTCAATGCTTCAGTTGCATTACCCAATAATTCTTGTTTTTGTTTTGCAGTCATTGGCTTGTTTGGTAGTGCAGTGTATTTGCTTGGTCTTGTTAATCCAACCAAGTAATTGATTCTTTCCCACATTGGCAGCATTTCCTTGGCGCTGTTTGCATATACAGTGAATGAAAAATTAACATCTCTGGAAAATCCTTTGTACATGAAAAGCTTGTCTGCTCTGCCAATATATGAAATTTCTTCCCATTCAGCATTATGTTGGTCGCTTAATCCTTTAATTGTTGCTCTGAATGGAATATACATTTCATTAATAAGATCATAGAAATAGAAAAATATCAAATCTTTCGACTGATTTGGATCTGCATCAAGTAGTTCTTTTGGTATGGTGTCTCTTTTTCCACTTATTGCTTCCAACGTATTATATGAATCTTCGCCTGTTGTTTTTCCGTTGCTAATATTGGCGAATGAAGTTGCCTCAGAAAATCCTCTCTTACGTATTGGTATTGCTCCTTTGATATTTTCAATTCTCAATTCATACTTATTTTCTTCACCATAAGTTGGAATATCATTGTATGTTGGATACTTGTTTCCTTTTGAGTCTTTTACTTCGCTGTATCTTTCTGCGGATCTTCTGAACTGATTTGCTGTTGGGTTTTGGAACGCACTGATTGACTTAACCATTCTTTCATGAAGACTTTTTAAGTTGTTCTTATTTCCATCAACATCTGTTATACCAACCGAGTCTTCTGAAATTTTTGATGGGTTCGCATACCAAACTCTGCTGCTTGCGTCTGCTTGTTTTTGTGGATAATATTTGTGAAAATCACTGGCTATTTTTACTGTTGATCTTTGCGCGGCATTTGCAGAAGCAAATGTTCTATCGTTATAGAACAGCTGAGATGCTGGTGCATTCACTGTCATAAATCCAGAATTGTCTGCCAAGAATGCGTAATATATTCCATCTTTACCCTTCTTGTATTCTGGTCTGAATTCCCATGCTTCTGAACTTGTTCCGCCAAATGCTCCTAGTGGATTTGTGCTTGGTATAAGAGATTTAAGCTTGTTAACTAATGATCTTCCAAGGTTTGCTAAAAATCCTCCATTTGTACTACCTTGACTTGGATTTGTAACCCATGTTGATTCAAAAATTGAACTTGCTGCTGATGCTGTTCCAAGTCGCATCAAACCCGCTCTTGCTCCGCCATGTGCACCAACATAAGAAGCATATGGAGTTTGACCATTTCTTCCAGTGGCGGTTCCTTCTATTGTTGGTGTTTTCGAATCCTTATTCTCAAAACCAATTGTACTTAGCAATGCGTCCTTGAAGAAATTCAATAGTCCACCACTTGTTTCCAAATGTCTTTGTGGATAATCAATCAATCCAAGTGACGCAGGTCTTGCTGTTGCTTTTAGCAAACTAAGTGGATTGTATATTCTGGTTTCATTGAATGCATTTTCTTTCTGAAGATATAACTGTTTGCCAAGATATAGTATTCCATTTCCTGATATTGAATATTGTCCAATACGCTTAACATCTCTCGCCGTTGAACCAATCGGCGCAGCATATGTGTCATACTTTGTAAAGTTCTTTAATATTGTAGAGTCGCTGATCTTTGTGTATATGAATGGCTGTGATGGACCTATGCTATATGTTGTAAACGGAGTATACTTGTTGTATATACTGTTGGATTGTGCTTGAAACGTTGCAAGACGCTCGTCCGCTGTAATTCTTTGAATCGGACTTAATGGCTTTGGTATTGGAGCATCTTGTATCATATCATATAAGTATTATCTGCCCGCAGTGTTGGCGACTACAGCACTTACATTCTTTCCATCAATGTATACTTTGACTGCACCACCTACCAATAATTCAGTTAATTTATCCAATTTTGCTTCTATACCTTCTGTGGACATTGTTGTTGCGGCTGGTGCTGCTTCTGTTCTTGCACCCGTTGCGCCTGCTATTGTAGAAAGTTTGGCAAGTTCTTCTGTTTTTATGTCGCCAAGTGAATCTGTGAGTTTATTTAATGAGTCGGCCAACACTCCTACCGATTTTGCAAAACTATCTACTGCACTAAATCTACTAGTCGCTGACGCAATTGAACTTATTGCTGATGCTGCATCTTTAAGTCTGTCGCTGATGGATGCTAGTTTTTCCATTTTTGCTATAGGATCGCCTCCCAAGAAATTTCCAACAAATGAACCTATACCGGCAACCGCAGACCCAACACCAAACGAAGCAAGTGAATTACTCAACATCATCATTCCTTCCGCAGTTTCCTTCATGTTTATTGAAGCAAATTGCTTTATAGGATTGATTACAGTAGGAATTGATTTTGCCAACGAAATTGTGTTCTTGGATACTTGTTCAAAACTGTTTCCAAGTTTTTCTACGGACTTTGCAATAACGTATATTCCCACCGAAGCAACTGTTGCAGGAATTGTTGCCGCTGCTAAAACTCCCAATCCAACAGCAAGTGCTCCAATTCCACCTGCCGCGACATAAAGAAGTGGAGACAATAGTGCAAGTTGAGTAAGTGGAACAATAGCTTCTGGTATTACTGCTGCGATTGATACAAATGCATCGGCAACAAGCTTTGCACCCAAACCAAACAGTGCAAATGCTCCACCAATTCCAAGTAATGCAAGCGTACCAAGTAGAACTTTAGGATTTGCTAGTGCAGAAAGACCTTGTGCCAATCCTTTGGCTCCAACTGCAAACAGTCCTCCAGTTACACCAATTGCCGCCATACCAATTGCTGCTGGTATCATTGCAATCAATCCAATTGACGAAGGTATCAAGTTCAATGCACCAAATAGTACTTTACCATCTCCCATCTTTTTCAAGCCAGATGCAAGATCAGATAGAAAATCTTTAACACCAGACTTTGATGGGACTTTCTCCGCTCCCTTTGATATATCAGATAATCCTTTGGATCGATCTACTGCACCTTTGCCCATCATTCCACTTATAGCGTCTTTCGCATATTTGAATGGAGTAGACAACATGCTCATCAATTTTAATGGTCCGCCCGATCCAAAAAATACCTTGTATAAAATTCCGGCTCCAGCAATACCTAATATAGCTTTTACTACATCGTTTTCAAAAAACTCTTTGAATTTTTTGGATGTATTCAATGCAACGTCAAGACCATCTGTCCATTCTGAAATTTTCTCTGCTATATATTGGAACGGATATACCATTCCTTTTATGATTGGTGCAATGCCTTTGACAACAAGTGAAAGAAGTTTGAACGCTGGTATAAGTATTTTGACCAACGGAGTAATTACTGGTTCAAGAAGGTCTGCAAATGTTGTCTTCATTTGATCAAGTAAGTTGTTGATCTGTGTCATCAGCCCTTGAATCTTTGCCTGTGCAATTGCTTTCTTGTTTTCTTCCAACACGCTGTCCTTTGTGAGATCATTTGTTTTGCGAAGCTTTTCAAGTTCAGCTTCTTGCATCTTAAGCTGTTCCTTTTGTTCATCCGTTCCTTTCATTCTAATCTCATTCTTTTGCACTTCGACCGCCATCATCTTGGTCAAATCCTTCAATTCCATACCAGACGCAGCAGCAAGTGCCTTGCGTTGATATATGTTCATTTCATTGAAGTCACCAGCTTGCTTGACCATATCAAGTGTGGCTTTTGCTGATTCTTCAACTTTACCTTCATATGCAAGTTGTCTTGCTCTTTGGAATGAAATACTTCTGCCCAGTAATGCACTTGCTTCAAGTTCACTGTTGATGCTATCAGAATAATTCAACAGTTTTTCCTGTTGTGCTGCGATTGTATTAAGGTCTGTACCAAGTGCTCTGGCGGCAATCGCCGCCTTCATTAGTTTACTTGGCGTAGTTCCAAGAAGCATTGCAGTAGTACCGGACGATTTTGCAATATCTCCCATCACTTTACTGAATGGTACACCTGTCTTTTCAGACAATGCGGCTCCAGCCATCATGGTATTCATTGCAACTTCCTGCGTTGCGCCACCCATTCCTTGGAAGATCGACAATGCCTCGGCGGCATCGGCTTCAACAACACCAAGATTTGCACTCATCAATGCAATATTTTCTATGGCATCTTTTGTAACAAGAGATGTTCTGCCAAATACATCAGTAAGTGCTTGTGCTGCTTTGTATGCATTTTCGATAGTGACTCCAAGCGCAGCAAAGTCTTTGTTAACTGATTCAACATTCTTACGCAACTCTACCATCTGCGTATTTGTGAATCCAGTTGTTCTTCTAAAATTTTCTGCGGCTTTATCCAGTTGAACAAAACGGTCATATCCCATCTTCAACAAATTTAGCAATGTCCATTTTGCTGTGAGATCATTTATCTTTTCAAGAAGTTTTGCATTCTTTTCATCAAGCTCATTCTTTTCTTGACGCATTGCTTTTCCTTTTTGAAGCAATGTATTTATCTGATTTTCAATTTCTACTTTTCGTTCGTCAGCTTTTGCATACTTTGATGCATCATCCGAAAGTTTTTTTTCTATTGCACCAAGTCTGCTTTTTACCATCACTTGTTGCTTACTTAATTCTAAACCACGATCAGCCAACCTAGCGGCGTCGCCTATATAGCTAACTTCTTTTTGGTGAAGCTCAGTTATTCTTTTTGAAAGATATGCATGGCGCTGTAACAGTCCGTTATATTTTTCTTGATTGGTGATACCATTAAGTTGTTCCTCAACCATCATTTCTTCCAATTTTTTAAACTTATCTTGAACTCCTATTTGCTGTTTTCTTACATCTATCAAAGCTTGCGTGTTTGCTAATTGAGCCCCTGAGTTACGCATTTGCTCTCTTTCGATCTTAGCAATTTGTTCTCTTGACATAGCCTCTTCATTCAAAAGCACTTGTCTTTCTTCCAAAATTCTATTGTTCTCGGTTTGAGCGGCTATTAATGCCGCAACTTCTCTTCCATTTGATTTCAACGCAACTTCCAACTGCTTTACTTTGTCCAACGATTGAGCATATTCCGCTTTTGATTTTTGAAGATCGCTGAAAGTACTTCTTACTCTGCTTCCAAGTTTATTGCTCAGATCGACAATTCTATCTAAATCATCCGCCCATTCACCAGATAGGTTGGATATAGAACGTTGATACTTTTCGTAATCTTCCAGTTTGGACTTTATGTCGTCGTCTGCCATTTATATACAAATGTTTATTATATTATAAATATCAGTTTTGACTACTTTTTAAAGCTTGGCGGCTTGGCTATTTTGGCCCCACTGCCCTTACCTTCACTTGCTGCTTTATTGGCTTCTGACTCTGATTTCTTGGCATCAACCATCTTTTTTATATAAAAACTGCGCATATTGGTGGGCATCTTATAAACACCCTCTTGAGTAAACGCGCCATTACTATAATAACAAAGGTCAAATATTTCGGCATGAATGTTCATCTTGCTTTCTGGTTTTATGCCAAATATATCAACATCTATGTCCATGTTCATAGTTGATGATGTATTACATTGTGGGCATGTTAGTGCTATTTTGCTTATATACCCCGGTGTGTTCTCTTCAAAATATTTTCTGAACAACTTGCTATCAGTTGCACTCAGTTCATATTCATAGAAATTTGATATGTCACTTACATCATCTATTTCTATTGTTATCTTTTTTGCCAAAGATAGCCAACCTTCTTTCTTGTATATCTGATATTCTGAACATGTGGGCAATCTGAAGTATACATTCTTTTTGCACTTTGGAAATGTATATACAAGTTTGTTATTTCCTTTCTCGCATTTCAAAAAGTTAAATGGCTTTGATCTGAAAGCGAATGATATGTTTTGCTCATATTCATTATCACAATCACTACACACTGCTTTCATTTTTGTCTGCGAGCCATAATTTGCAATTCTAAGATTAAGCAATATAGCCTCTTTGTCACATTGCAGCAATTCATCCTTGTTGACACCGCCATCAACAATCACATTCAAAAATATGTCTTCAAGTAAACCTCGCTTGGCCAAATTAGCATTGGCAAGCAATTCTTCCACCTCGCCCGTTATGGGCAATATGGAAACTTTTCCATAAGACAATATTGAACTGCTTGGATAAAAATATCCCTCTGATGCAAGATCTATTATCTCAGCACGCAGATTCACATTTCATATCAATTGTCTGATACATTAGGCCAAAAGAAATTAGCACCCAATGGAACTGTGATTCTTGCTTGATGACCGCATTCTGGACATGTGAAATCAAAGTTCATGTCCATATCTGGTGTAATTTCACGAACATGTCTGCGTAGTGCAAGACTGTCCTTGGCGGTGAGTTCATTATCAACAAAGTTCTTGATACGACCACGGTCAGCGTTGCCATCAATTGCCTTGATGGTATATTTCAATCGTGTGGTGATTTCTGGTGTGGTTGTATTCTTGGCACCAAACTTTGCCAACGCTTTGATTTCAGCATCAATGTCTGCTTCATCCTTGTGTGTGAGCAATGAGAACACAACAGTCTTCTTTGAATTTGGCAATTCGAATGCAAGTTTGTCTGGTGAAATATTATTTGCCAACTGCTTTGGTCCGATCTTACCAAGATCAATATCTACATTTGATTCAGCGCCACATTCTGGGCACTTGATTTTTGTTGTGTATGAATCACCATATGCACTACGGCGTGCAGCAATGAACAATGCATTTTTGTCTCCAATCAAAAGATCATTGATGCCTACATTTGGTGTAGCAATAAGTGCCTTCAGAAATTCATCCAATACTGTTCCTTTTCTTAGCAAATTTGTATTGCTAAGAATATCTTCATGTCGTGCAGTAACTTGATATATTTCAATCTTACCATTAGACAATGGATGATTGGTTGGATAGAATAGTCCCTTGGATGGCAACTCTACTGTTAGAGTAGGTAGAGTTGGCTTTGATGCTTCTGCTTGATTTTGCTCATATGCAGCCTTTACTGCTGCATTGGGTATAAGAGATTTGGCAATAGGAATAGTTGTGTCTGACATAATATTTATAACAGTTGTTTATCATATATATGGATTACACAAAGTTTTCCGTATATATAAAAACAATTTATTTGGCCGCTTCTTTTTTCTTTGATTTAAATAGAAGTTGAGCCAATCCCATCCCTAGTATTGAAACTCCTGCTACAGCACCTATGACCCACATAGGAACGCTTGCTGCGAAGTATGCTAGACCAAGGAACATTACTGCTGATATGATAAACGATATGCTTCTTATCAAAACACCAAGTATCAAGAATATCAATCCTAATCCACCAAGGCCATAAATCATCATTTGCATCAATTGTGCTTGTTGTGCTTCTTTTAGCAAACGAACTTGATCTGCTGCTTCTTTTCTAACTCTTTCAACTTCTGCTTTTTTCTCTGCTTCTGCTTTTTCAAGCGCAATTCTATTTGCTTCCTTCAAAGCAGTTTTTTCTTTTTCTTTTTGTTGAATCAATTGATCTGCTTCATCAAGTGCTGCTTTTTGATTTACAGCAAGATCTATTGTTGCCTTATATTGAATATACAATTGATCTACTGTCTTTGCTTTTTCTTCAAGAATTTCTTTTTGAATTGCTGCTTTTTTCTCGTCAGACAATTTGTCTGTACGCATCATTATTTCTTTTGAACGCAAATGGGCAATAGTTGTGTTGATATCTATTTTCTTCTTTTCTTGTGTAACATGATATACACCATAGTTCAACTCAGCAATCTTATCGAAGTTTTCTTGGTCTTTTTTCTTCAGATCATCATATGCCTTGATAGTTTCAGCTTTTAGCTTGGCATATTCTTCTTCCATTTTCTTTTTGTCTTCAGCGGCTTTTTGTTCAACCAAAGCAGTTTTTTCCATTGCTTCTTTTGCAGCTTGTGCAGCCACCATAGCAGCCACATTTACTTCTGGTTCTTTTGGCTGAGAAGGAGCGACAGTTGCTTCTGCTTTTTTACCAAAGCTTGGCATGCTTGGCATGCTTGGCATCTTTGGCAGACTTGGCAACGCGCATCCTGAAACCAATAAAACCGTTAGTAGTGATGTGGCTAATTTCTTCATATGTTTGTATATCAAACCGCCTTTACGGTGTCTTTATCAACGATAAGATTTAGTTCTGTACCAACTGACAATTTCCCATCAGAGTACATGTCGCTCAATTCATCAAGCTTTGCTTGAACTGATGGATCAATTTTGTATATGTCCAAGAATACATTGTTTCCACCCAAGAATGATTTTACATATCCCATGAGTGAACCTTTTACTCTGTTCATGTCAAGTTCACCAAGATTGTCACCATCAAAGATCACAACGATTTTTGAATTTGCTGCTTCGGTTGGTTCTGCTCCTACAGATGTATCTGTCTTTGATGGACGACCCATACCTGTTCCTTTTGGAACATATGGTCCTTTTGGTGCTTCTGTTGGTGTACCATCTGGAATTGTTTTGTGTCCTTTAACAGACCATCCTGTTGGTGAATTTGAATCTTGAACTTTGAACTTTGATCCAACCGCTCCTTTGACCCGAGCCATTTCGTCAATTTCTTCGCGGATCATCTTTAAGATTTCTTCCTTAAGATCTCCAACTTTTTGTGGGTTGGATGGCTTCTTGACCACGGGAAGTTTTTTACCTTCTTCTTTTTCAACAGGTGCGCCACCCGTAAGATCTTTTGAATCTGCAACTTTCTCTGTGTGTTCGGTTGATTCTGGTGCTTTCTTCATTCCAGAAAGTCCTTTGCCTTCGGACAACTTTCCTTTTTTGGTGGCAAATTGAACTTCTTCAACGATGATTTTAAGTAGTGATTTTAGTTCTGATTTTTTCATAATAGTGTGATTTTAAAAGATTACCATTTGCGGCACGACCAATAGCGTGCTTTTGTTCTTGGTCCCGGATTTGCACAGTTGTGTCTTGCTCTGAAACTCTTGCGGCGCTTTGGATTGCTCTTTTTGATGCGCATGTTCTTGTCGCCAAAATTGACCTTTTTTACTTTTCCGGTCGATGGATTGCGAACAAACACTTTGAATTTTTTAACATCTCCGCGCATTGGTTTACCGAGTGGTACTTTGCGACCACGATATTCTGCTTCTTCAAGATTTTCTTTTGCATCTGCGTTGATGTCTCCGTATATCTCATAGAATTCATCACCTTCGCAAGTATGTTCGTCGCCTTCTGGAATCATACTCCAATTTGTTTTCTTATAGCATTCTTCCCAAGCTTCATTGGTACCTTCTTCCATAGCGGCTTCATAACATTCCCAACATTCATCCTGTTGAGCCTGTTCTTCATATACTTCCTTGACCAATTTCTTAATGGCTTCTTTAAGTTGTTGTTCTTTCATAATTTCTTCCTCGGTTTTTTTGCGACCTTGACAATGTGCTCTTTGACTAAATCCTTTTGGATGGCTGCAATCTATACTGCGTTTGTATTTCTCGCTCCATTTTTCATCCAATTCTTCTTGTTCGTTTGTGTTCTTTACACAGTTTGGATATGTTTTACCAAACATCTTTTTGTTACCTTCTTTGTGGTAGCCTTTCCAACATGCTTCATCAACTGGTTCAAATCCTTCTGATTTATTGCCCCAATTCTTTGCGCCTTTTTTGCGGCACTTAACAAGTGCTCCAGATGCATATGCACTTGGCCTAATTTCCTCGGTTTTTACGTTCTTTGCTTTTCCTGTACGATCTGGATTTGGATCTTCACGGCGCTTTCTGCGTGCAGCTTTTGCTCTGGCTTTCTTGCCCATTGCTTGTGCAGACTTTAATGGACGACATTTTGGTTTACCTTCGCTTTCTTTTCCTCGTGCACATGCTCCACGAATTTTTCCATCTGGCCCAAACCTTACCCATTTCTCCTTGAACCATTTGTGGAGATTTTCTTCAATATCAATCAATTGATCTTCAGCTTCGCTCATACATCAATGAATTAATAGATATGTGCCTTTGACATCTCTGCGTGATGCACTTACGTCGCCATCGCCCGGCACAACAATAATGTTATACTTACCTTCTTCATTTGACTGCGGTGTCTTGATCATTTCGTCATATGTAAGAATGCTTTCAACTGGTACATTGTATTTCATTGCCAAGTCTTTCTTGAATGATTGCAATGCCGCTTCATCTTTGAATTGAATTCTATTCTTTTCATCTCTGATTGCTTTACCCTTTTCATCTTTCAGCACATATTTGTCAAACATTGGTTTTGGTACAACAGTTGAATGTTTATCTTTTCCAAAATCAATTTGCTTTTCTTGTTCTGGCGTTGCACCCATTGAGAAATTGATGATAAAGTTTGATGGCTTCTGACTCTTTGCCACACTTGCCATCTTGGTATATGCATAGAAAAGAACATCTGGAAAATCCTTGGCAATGCCATAAGCAAGATCAAGATATTCTGGACTGAAAAAGTCTCCCGCATCATGCCAACGAACAATTACTTTTTTACCTCTTTTGATAAGACTTGTTGCTTTGGCGCGAAGTTCGTTTTCAAATTGTGTCTTGAATCCTTGTGGATCGTTAACAAGAAAGTTCAACAGTCTGGTTTGAGACATTGATGCATCTTTCCATTGAACATAGCCGCCTTTTTTGGCATAGCAGTATACTTTGCATGCACCTGCACCGGGGCATGTATCAACAATGATAAATTCTCCTGTTTTTTCATTTACTGCCAAACCTTTTAATGCAGGTAGTCCAATGTCAAAGAACATTGTGTCTTCACCTGCACTCTTTGCCATCTTTGCATTTTGCTTCAAGATCTGCTTTGGACGAGTCATGATTGACGCTTTGAGCTTGTCCAAGTCATATGTTTGACCAGCTTCATTCTTGATTTCAATATTGCCGCCATGAATATATGGCATCTTATATTTGTCTGTTACTGCTTTTTCGCCAGACTTGATTCTTGCCAAATATGCCTGCATTTCTTCTGGCGACATTGTTGATGTTCTGGCACCAAGAAAATCACCTTCTGCTTCATCAACCTGATCTGCACGTTGCACAAATTGACTAATAGGAATAATTGCCTTTGAGCTAACTCCGGTTGGCAATGATTGTTCATACATTACTTCCATCACTGCTTCTGATATAATTTTCTTGAGTTCTGATTTTTTCATGTGTCTTGTAGATCTTGAATTTGTTTGGTAACTGCACCAAGCTTTTTTACTTCTGGCGCTTTTCTTCTTTCCAAGTCTTGAATTTTTCTGCGAATAGGATCTTCTAGTTTTTGCTTGTTTGCGTCAATTTGTCTGATTTTGTCATTCAAATCACTTTGTTTCTTTTTCAAGGATTCCATTTCCTTTTGTTTTCTGATGTCTTTTGGATCTTGTTGTGTTTCTTCATTGTCTGTACCCAATTGTTCCTTGAACACTGTTTTTCTCCATGAAATATGCTGCTGTTTTCCAATCTTCATCCTTAACTCTTTGTAGCAATTCTTCCGCATACTTTTCTAGCTTTTTTTGCCAATAACTCTTTGGCATATTTCCATAACCAATCAACTGTAATCTTGGATCACTAGGATCGTCACCAGCCATTGGCTTCATAACATAGCCGTAAGATGAAGTTTTTTCACCCATCTTACGGCGAACAATCTCGCTAATGACTTGTTTAAGTTCAGACTTTTTCATCTGATTCTTTTTTATCATTCTCTTCTTTTTCACCCTCTTCGTCTTTTACTCCGTGCATGCTCAACAATTCATCAGCAAGCTTTTTGATCTTGTTTGCCAATTCAACTTCACGATTTTCTTCTGGATTACTCAAATCAGTTTCGTCATGCTCTTCATCCTGACCCTTTTCTTCTGCTTCATTCAAACTCTTGTTTTCAAAAGCTGTCCACATTTCATCAACTCTCTTGTTACCGCCTTTCTTGGCATAGAAGATTTTCCACATTGTGGCATATGCTTTACTTTCATCATCCTTATATTGCTTTAACAGCTTATCGTGCAATGCCTTTGGAAAATCGGGTGGTGCTTTTTCATGTAGTTGCTGTGTTTCAGCAACACCAAGTGGTGAAAATTCATTCATCACTTCTTCCACGGCTTCACGTATTAATGCTTTTAGTTCTGATTTTTTCATAGAGTATTTCCTTGTTGTTTTGTACAGAGTATATATAAATATCAACTACTGTATAAAAAATTATAATTAACTTATGTAAAACAAATTGTTATATAGGGGTTATAGGGGGGACGATAAAAGTTGTCAAGCTTATTAGTTCTTACATGTATTTTTACAACAAAAAACCCAGCATTGACGCTGGGTTTTTGTGTAATCTTGACGAAAATATCTTAGTACTGCAAGATTGCGTAGTCGTAAGTTAGTGTGACATTGATGAGCAATGCTTCGTTGCTTGCCCAATCAAGACCACTACCATTGAAGTCAACGGTTGATGGGAATGCGCCCTTCAATTGCCATTCTTCAACTTTGTCACCAACAGGTCCAAGAACATTGATGGTGATGTCTTTCTTGTAGAAGTCAGCATAGCCGTTACGACCTGTTACAGATTCGTGAGCAAGACGCACCCATTCCATCATAGCTTGTGCAGCAGAAGGAACAATTGGATCATACAGAGTGATTGAAACGTCTTGCCATTCACTCTTACCCTTAAGCTTGCGCTTTAGGTTGATGTGATCAAGCGTAATTGTTCCATTTGTGATCGAAGGACGAGCGGCTGCTTTGATTAGGTACGCAGGTACGCCGTCAATGTTTACGATGAAACGGTTTTGAACTTTTGGTTCAAATGCCGTGAAGAATATTTCGTTTGATTCTAGTAGTTCTGCCATAGTCTTATTGGGTTAATGATTGTTTAGTGTATATTTTCACTACTAATAAATAAATATACGTCAATAATTTTTTTATTGACTATTTAGATATATAATCATAAGCTACTTACAAACTTAAAGCATATTATGGCCAGACCTAGAAGCGCAGACACCATTATTAAATCTACATGCCCAACATGTGAAATTGTATTCGAATATAAGAAATACAAGCCCAAGAAGTATTGTAGCAAGTCTTGCTCTGCCAATTCACCAGATGTCAAGGAAAAAAACAGACAAGGTGTAGAAAATACATTCAATGAAAAATATGGCGGTCACGCCATGAAGACGAAAGAGACACAAGAACGATACAAGACTTCTATGTCTGAAAAGTATGGCAAAGAATATGCCATGCAAGTAAAGTCTATACAAGACAAAGCTAAGAGAACAACTGTACAGAACTATGGGGTAGAAAATGTATTATCTGCAAACAGTCCATTAAGAGAACAGATAAAACAAACATGGATTGACAAATATGGTGTAGACAATCCCGGCAAAGCCGACGAAGTTATATCTCGCAGAAGCAAGCGCAAACAAGAAAACCATTACACCGATCTATCTGCATTGTTTGCCGCTAACAATCTTACATGGCTAATACAACCAGATGAGTATGAAGGATATCATTTTTCCAAATCATACAAGTTTAGGTGCAATAAGTGCAGCAACACATTCGACTCTACAGTATATGTTCCTAACAATGTATTCTGTGAACTGTGTTATCCAGACAAAAAGAACACAGGAGAAAAATCGCTGCTAGACTTTCTAAACAGTGAACTTAATGGCAAGTTGATATCAAGAAACAACCGAACAGTTCTTAATGGAAAAGAATTAGACTTCTATATTCCAGATCTGAACATAGCTATTGAATATAATGGACTGTATTGGCACAAGGAAAGCGTTCGAGTTTCAAAAAATTATCACTTGGAAAAAACACAAGCATGTGAAGAGAAGGGTATAAAACTGATTCATATATTTGAAAACGAATGGCTGCAAAAACAAAACATTGTAAAATCCATTATTAGACAAACTCTTGGCGGATTTGTTGCCAAGATTCATGGCAGAGAGTGTGATATCAAGAAAGTAGACTCTAACACCAAGAAAGACTTTCTGAATAATTGTCACATTCAAGGCAACGACAAGTCGTCTGTGGCATATGGACTATTCTACAAAGGCACACTTGTCAGTATTATGACTTTCTGCAAGAGTAGATTTGACAAAAAGTGCGAATGGGAAATATCCAGATTTTGCAACGCGCTAAATACAAAGATACATGGTGGTGCAAGCAAATTATTTAATGTATTTCTACACGACTATTCTCCAAATAACATAGTAAGTTATTCTGACAGAAGATATTTTTCAGGTGATGTATACAGTAAATTGGGAATGAAGTTTGAAAGCTATACTCCACAAGGTTACTATTATATCTCGCCAGACTATAAAGCACTGTTCAACAGACAAATGTTTCAGAAAAACAAGTTGGCAGAAAGATTAGAGAAGTTTGACCCAGAAATGTCTGAATGGGAAAACATGAAAAATAATGGATTTGACAGAATATGGGATTGTGGACATAGTAAATGGATTTGGAGAAAATAATATTATGAAATTAAGATTTATGCACGGAGAAAGTTATGTCACATATTGTGGAAAAGGAGAATATGTAATTGATACGGACAAGTTCCCAGAACTAAAAGGAATGGACGAAGAGCAAGTTGTTAAGTGGTTGTATGACCATCAAGAAGAAGTTGGCGTGAATTCTGACTATGAAGACGTTGATGCCGAACGTGAAGGATCGACGGCGTATGAGGTGGTACCACTTGATCCAGAAAATGAAGAACAACCTACGTTGTACGCTTACACAAGTGACTCAAGTGTAGAGTGGGATAAGATTAAAGGCGAAGAAGATTATTTTCGTCTAAGATACAATATGGCAACAAGAGATGAGCCCGTGGATCAAATGATTGCTCGCTTGGACAAAGAATATCGAGAAAAAATAAAAAACGGATTCTACGAAATCTAAAGTTTTTCAATAAACACTTCCAAATGATCCTTACAAACTCCATTGTAAGGATTTTTTGTTGAGTAAGGAATCTTTCGTTGGTTATATTGGTGTGTTTGAAGTTTAATTGCGGCGTGCATATCTTTCTCAAGCGCATGTTTGTATTCATCAAAAGCTGAAAGAGTCCATCCACCTTTCTTCTTAATCACACCGCTTGGACTAAGATACTCGCCAAGGTGATGCCAAATATTTCCAGTATATTCAAAGATTTTCGGGGAAGGTTTTTGAATAAGAACATATTTTCCGACATTTGGATTTTCAACTTCCCATTTAGAATCAAACTCCTCTCGCATCTTGTTATACTCCGAACTTGGATACGGTACATCTTTTTCCATATCGTACCAAGCATCCATATGATTACTCCAAGACTTGGTAGGAACACTCCAATACTTGTGACCCTCAGAAAGTTCTTCGTGCTCTGGATGTTTGTCATCAATGACATTACCCTTGCTATCTTTGACATAACTAAACTTGGTTCCGATTGCCCACGGATAACTTGTAGTCTTTCCGTTACTTAGAAGAAAGAAATCGTAATGAGGCCAAACAAATGCATAAAATCCACGACGACACGGAGGACTATGATATCCAACATCGCTGCTATAACCTCTTTGATTGACAGAACTTAATCCACCAAATCTTGCAAACTTGATTTTCATACAAAAATATTATGTATAAACAATATATTATGTCAATTGCAATTTTGTAAATCTTGTGTAAATGTTATTGACTGCAATATGTTATGTGATAGTTATAGATGGTATCAACCGATTATGGTTGAAACAACAAAAGGATAAACATGAAGAAGTATATCGCAATAGCATTGTTAGCAGCAGTATCAGTTTTCGCCGCAGAAAAAGGTGAAAAGAAAGGCGGGCCAGTATTGACTGACGAGCAGAAGGCAATCATCGCCAAGTATGACACAAACAAAAATGGTAGACTGGACAAGGAAGAAAGAGAAAAGATGACACCAGAAGACAAGGCAAAGCTACCACCGCCACCAGACAGAAAGAAGAAACAATAATTCAAAAACAATTCACATAACAAAAAACCCCGAGAAATCGGGGTTTTATTTTTTTCTCAAGTTATGCAACGCTCTGGCAATGTCATGGTGTACATCGTCTATATTAACATTAAATCTTTTAGACAACAAATTTAGTATATTTTCCAAGTCCGCCTGTTCTATTTGACTCTGAGTTCTCATTTCATAATTGTAAATTGAATTTGCCACTCTTAATACCTCTTTTTTGTATCCACTTGGTATTATGGCAATTTCTTTCACGCTCATCTTTTTGTCGTAAATCTTATTGATGCCATCCTTGAGTTTGTCAAGATGACCCATAGCGCGAAGAATTTTGAATACAATATTTTCTTCACTTAATTCTCCACCCTTGTCCAATCCTGCCTGACGATACTTGTAAAGCTTTTCAAGAAGTTTTTTCAGTTTAACTTCATCTTTGTTTTTAACAAGGCTATTGATCTGATTTTTGTACTCTTTGTATTTTCTCTTGATGAGCTTCTTGTTGAAATTTGGCTTTTGTTTTACCGGCTCTTTTATCCATTTATCATTTAGAACACTATATTCAGCAGTTGATACCGCTTCGTGTTCGATATCTTGAACATATAGTTCAACGTCATGACCTTTCATCTTTATGTCATGCTTGAAATTCCAACTGGTCTTGATGGCGTCAAACATTGTTTGCGCATCATCCTTGGTCATCTCAAGGTCAGAAAAATCAACAACGATGTGTAGATCAATGTCCGAATAATCAGTCCAGTTGTAGTTGGCGACACTGCCAATGATAACCAAATCGTGAATTTTGATATTGAGTTCATGATCTTGTTTTAAGCTTTTTACAAAATCTGTTGCGACCTTTAATAGCATCTTTCGTACCTCTTGGTCAAGCTTATAACCATCTTCATCCATATGCCACATTTTTGGGCAAAGATTGTCTCTGTATAATGGATAATTCATCTTCCACCTCTTGCGTTGACTGTGCTTTTCCATTTTATTATCTCATTACGGATAACCTCGGCCATATCTTCTGAATAATCCATAGCAGGAACATCTGCCGACGTTAGATCTTTATGAACGCTGGTAATAATTCCTTGAGTAACAAGCTTCTTGGCGAATTCCTTGCATTCGTTCTCTAGCTTCACAACATTTGTGATTTCAATATTTTCTGATAGCAAAAGCGATGAAAGTAATATAGGTTTCATTATTTCTGCAAGAACATACCTGTGATATTCTTTATACTATTTGCTGCATTCGTATGTAATAATGCAATTCTATGATTAGCTTCATTATTCCATACATCTATGTTCTTCTGAGTATCATCAAGAAGAAAATGAGTCACTGTACCTTCTGATGGTAATATATAGTTTGGCTTCTTAACACCAGACGCAGCAATAATCACTCTTACGGTTGGATCAATATGTTTTCTTATCCATGCTGTTTTTTGTTCTGTTATTCTAGCACCTTGTCCCGCACTCAATATAACAGGAACTGGATCTTTGAAATTTTCTCTGATAAATTTCCAAAGTACTTTGGCATCTGGCAATGGTTCCAAATCAATCCAAAAATTAGGATGCTTGTTTACAAGTTTCCAAAATGAACTTTTTCCATTCTTTGCTTCATATTCTTTTGGCAACAATCCTCCTGAAATTTCCTTAAAGCCGCCATCCATATCAACAAGTACGCCATCCATGTCACAATAAAATTGAACTTTCAATGGATTTCCGTCACCAGTAACATTATCAGCTTCTGTCAATAAGTTTTTCAGTAGTATAGGCATACGATTATAAATATAATCTATAGAGGGTAATATAACAAAAAAGCCCACCTTTCGGTGGGCTTTTGACTAAGTTTTTATACCTTATCTATTAGGCTCCCGGAAATGTAGCGCCTGTTGGCAATACATTGAAGTCCAATACAATGAATTCAGCAGTACGTGTTGGTTGGATATAGATTTGTCCATAAAGGATATTTCTATCAACCAAGTCAGGCGTATTGTTGGTATCATCCATTACTACCTTGAAGGCATAGATACCAGAACGTTGCTGTACGCTTTCCAAATATGGGTTAACAATATTTAGGAAACGTTGGCGAGTTGTTGCCACATTCTGTTCGAATACTAGGTAGCGGCTCGATGAAGCGATAAACTTCTTCAATGCGATCAACAAACGACGTACATTGATGCGATCCAATGCGCTTGGATTGCGTTGTAGTGTCTTTTGACCCCATGCCACCACTCCTTGTCCCGGAAACGCTGCGATTGGGTTTACGTGACCTTCATATAGAGTGTCGCGTTCGGTGTGTGTCAATCTATCAGCAACCGATACTGCGGTTGGAATACCACCACGGTTTAGACCCGCAGGAGCAAACCATTCAGCAGACACCTTGTCGTTTGCGGCATAAACGCTCATCATTACAACAGATGGTGGTACTGGCATTATCTTATTGGTATTTGTGTCAACAACCTTCACCCAAGGATAGTATGTTGCAGCATAATTGGTGTCGAATTGACCTGCCAATCCAACAACATTGTTGATAGCCGCATCACCTGCATTTTGATTTGGAGCAATGTCCATGATATAGAATGCATCACCACGATTTTCGCAGATTTCAATTGTCAAACCTGCAACGTATGGATGTTGTTCGTAGTTAATACCCGGAACGGTGATCAGGTTGAAATCAAACTCATCTGCGTTGCTCAATGCGGTCAAGGCTTGCTTGTATGCATATGAACCGTATGATGTGTTTGTTGAGCAATTCAATCCTTGTTGATTGGTTGGTACAATATCATCGCCTACCAATACAGGGATCGATGGAGACTGACCATCGAATCCACCTTGGAAACCAAGGATGAAGCGGCGCTTCTTTACATTTACGCTTTCTTCGGAAGCAACATATAGCGGAGTTACCCCTGCATCTGTTTCCAAATCGAACGCGGCGTTTGCTTCTGCGGATGCACCGTATGGAACTGGAGCAAAATATTGCTTGTTGTCCAACTCGGATCCTTCGGCTGAACCTTGTGGATACAGTGCTCTTAGATCAGCATCTGCATTTGAAGGTGCTGGTTGGAACACTACTCCAGAGCAATAACGTCCCGGTTGCAACAAGTATGCTGATGCAGCGCAGTATGACATTGAAGGCACTTGCTCTTTTGTGGATAATTTCCGATTTCAATGATCTTACCATTGAAGTCGATGTAGTTGTATGTATCACCAATACGGCGAGCTACATAATTGCTGCTATTGACATCCAAGTTTAGATTGTCATAGCGTTCAACGATTACTGACTTTGCGTCTGTGTCTCCATACTGTCTTACGACAAGAGAGAACGAACCATATTTTGTTCCAGAGATTGAACCCGGACTACGGACGTTGCTGATTTCAACTTTGAACATCTTGTTTGATGCATCGCCGTCGCTGATAGTATGAACTTGGAACAAGTCATATGCGATTCCAGATCCAGTGCTGTTAAATGCCGAGATCTTTTGTGAGCGAATAAATGGCGTATATGCATTTGTTAGGTCGAATGTAGAAGTTCCTTCGTCAGGAGTAATACCATCGGTGAACTTCATGTTGCTGCCCGGAGTGGATATTTGAATCTTCCAAGAACCAGATGCTAGCATTTCACTTACAATACGCTTTGCTTTGTATTCAAAGTGCTTATATGTATAAGCGGCTTCAATCTTTTGACCAGCAGCAACTGGAGCAAATCCTGCATTTGGATCTGTACCAAATACATTTGTTACATATGCTGAAGATTCTGGATCAATCGAGAATTCATATAATCCATACGAACTTGATACATAAGTATTTGTATCCGTATCAAGATATGAAGAAGACAATTGCAACATGAAATCAGTATCAACTGCATCTGTTGTGTCTTTGCTTGTTAGAATAGATCCATTGAATCCATATAGATTTTGACCACGATCATATGCTGTATTGGCCAGAACTGCCAACACAACCTCGTCGCTACCAGAAACAAGTGATGCAGTTCCGCATGTCATTGATGATGTTGCGGCAGGTGTCCAAGCATTTGGATTGAATGCACCATATGATCCAGATAGAATACCTTCAATGTTTAATTCGCTTGCGCATGAAGATACTGCACTTAGTGTGATACTACCAGTAACAACACGTGTGTTTGTTATTGTTGCACCAGCAAGAACAGAAGATGTCAATGGCAATGCCATGAACGAAGTACTATGGAATGTATTTGTGCCAGATCCTTGCGATGCACTTGTGCTTCCTGATGTGGTTAGGAAATTAATGTCACCAACAAGAACAGTTGATCCAGAGTAAATACCAGATGAGAATTCCAATTTCAATGAACCAGAAATTCTCCAACTTCCTGTATTAACATAGGTGTATGTCGCATTTAGAATTGTTCCTGTGAAAGAACCAGATTCCATATAGCGAGCATATTGTCCCGGTACAGCACTGATGACGAGTGGATCATTTTGTTCATATCCACCCAATCCACCAACGCGCACAACAGTGACTTGACCTTGTTGACGCAAATATTGTTGCGCGGTCGTTGGTCCGTATAGCACGCCATCTGGATCACCAAATGTGTTTGCTAGATCACCTTCGCTGGTGATAACTGTAGGAGAAAATCCCGGTCCCTTTTTAAAGGGAGCAACGACTACTCCTCCGATTGCTGCCACACCCTGTGCCAAGAATGATTGGTCAATTTCACGAGTGAATACACCCGGAGACACAATTCTTTCGGAAGGGCTATAATTTCCATTTTGTTCTATTGCCATATGTTTATTTTCTCCTATTAAAGTTCGACAAAAAGTCTATATATAAGTATGTTAGAAAAACTCAAAACATAAAAAATGTTGAGTTTGCTAAACAAAAACTTTATTACGACTTTTTAGGAGTGAAAACACCCGACTGAATGTCGAATGTTCCTTCACCATATTTGGCAACAATCTTGTCCAAGAAAACCTTCTCTTGAGCTTCTGATGCAGTCAATCTTTCGTTAATACGTTTTTCATTCTTTACTAGTTCTCGCTTCTGAAGTTCCAATTGACCAAGTGCCAATGTAATTTCTTCATAGCCACGGCGAATAGCTGTTAATTCTTCAATTTCAGCTTGACTGAACTTGATTTGATCTGACGATGTATTTTGATTGATATCCATAATATTTTGTTGTTGTAACAGTTGATTGTTCAACTCATATATATGAATTATAAATCACAAACATTCGTTATAAAAATTACCATTTACTAAGTGGACACTTTACCGCCGCCAATCTGATTTTTACTTTCATAAAGCACCCACAAAGTCCGCATCGTGCTGATTCTTTACTGAACATTTTACAGGTACTGCATATTTCCATACGAGAATCCATTATGGCGTTGTCCGTAACAAGTAATCCACGACGACTATACTCTTTTAATACATCAACCGCAGTACTGCCTAAATTAAAAAGCATACTGATTGGATTGTTGTTCATTAAAATAGGGTCATTTGGATCGCCCTTTTCCGATTCTATAATTTTTTGAGAACAGGTACTACATGTACCTTTATTTTCTACACTCATAATTCTGTACTATAACCGAAGTTATCAAAATCTTCCTTGTAAAAGTTGTATATAATATTTTTTGTTTCTGTTGTGTAAAATTCCTGATATGGAATTTCTACATTGCTTTTTCTCGACCAAAGATCAATTGAGTATTTGACCCCAGTTTTTTCTTCAAGCATATCCCAACATGAAGTCAAATCTTCAAACTTGAATATTTGAATCGACGGCTCAATATTTCCACTTGCATTTTTTAAGAAACTTGATTGAGTTTCTAGATGACCATCGTATGCAGATATTCTGTGAGAGGCATCTTTGTTCAAACACTCAATAAAGTTTGAAAATGTTCTAGGATTAAATTCTGGTCGTTTTGTCTTTTCAAAAAGATACTTGCGATAATTGTATTCAGATACAAATCTTGAATATGGATTTCTTACCACGGAAAATGCATGATAATCGGACCAATTTATATTCAACGTATCTTTTAATTGAAGGTATGTAAAATGTTGCGGCGTTGTATATTGTCCAAGTCTTGGTGATGGAGTTTGACCATACAATTCGCGAGATGTGCATGTACCTAATATTTTTTCAATTGTGGTACCTGCACATTTTGGTATATGAATAAAGACAAGATTATATGTGTAACTTATGGGCATTTGCGTAAAGATTCATGAATGTTTTTTTGTCCAAGCCGTCCGACAATGTAGCTGCAAAATGTATGGCGACTGTATTTTCATTATGCATTGGAATTAGTGGATCAACAACTATTCCTTCTGGCATAGATGCATGTTTAAACATAGTTTTGTTTGAAAAATTGCTATTGGTCGCTCCACTTACTGTCATTAAATTTTTCGAAGCGGCAAACCTTTTCATTTTTATCATTTCAAGAAACATATCCCCATCATTAGATGTAATTTTATTTTGGTTATGAGTGATTGATATCAATTGGTGTGGAATATTATTTATTCCACCATTTTCAACAGAAGAACTTGCAGAGCCGATAAGAGGTTTGGTGAGAGAGTTAAACACAAAATAATAATTCATAAACGACTGTTCATAAAAATAGTCAGCGGGCCAAACGTTCTTCAGCCATCGTATATTGGAAAAATGTTTTTCCATCCTTGATGAATTCAAAAACATATATTGTCCAGCATTAAATGGAACTATATCTGGATTTTCACTTATGAACACGGCATCTTCTTTACTGAGATACATGATACCATGCGTTGGAGAAAGCAAAAGCGGCGATCTATGAATCTCCGTAACACAGATGTATAATTTTTCAGACTCCAAACTTTTTTCAAAAATTATATTCAAATTTTTGATGCAAAGTATATCCGCATCAAAGAAAAGAATCTTTGAATAGTCTGATATTTTTTCGTAGTCAAATATGTTTAGTTTTTTTGTTGAAGCAAGTGGCGCAGATTTTGGTGTAGGTAAAATCATATAATCCACATTGAAACTTGATATAACATCAAGCTGTTCTATCTTCGCCTTCATTTCAACATCTGTTATGAACAATATATCAAAATTTATATTAGGTGTGTTTGCCACAATGCTTTTTAAGCACATATGCAAAACATCCAAATAAGAATCACTGAGAAATAGTGTAAAATACAATAAATTTTTTCCGTTGCCGACAACCACATCTTCTTCATTTTGTACTTTTAAAAACTTCTGTTTCAGATGGTGTAGAATAAGATCCTTGTCCGTATCAGTATTATTGTACAAAGAATATTCATTTCTTGTCATTCTGGCGGCAATCTTTGGAAAATTCTGAATATTATTCGGAGAATTGGGTAGGGCCGCTTTTCTTATTCTATCAATGACAGTGTTTGTGATGTTTGTATTGCTCATGGTTGCGATAGTTCTGGAATAATATTCCAAAGTTTTTTCCAATCTATCAATTTATCTCTGTTTGCTTCAAATTGCATATGTAAAGCAAGACTTGGCATGGGATTGAACAATTGAACATTCTCACTTCGCCATACGTTATTTATGGTACTATTTTCATTGATTGTTGGATCTTTTCCATAATTTTTTGCGAAATTTTCAAAATGTTCCCAGCCACGGTTTATAACACTCGGAGTCGTGAAAAACGTACACGTTGTATAGTAATTTGTACGCCAATGGCGACCGCCGTGTTGAACTATATGAGACTTATCCATATACTTTGATAAATAGTTATCTGGGTCATCAAATGGATGAAGTACTATATCTTTTGTACCATGAAGTTGTGTAAATGCATGTTTGTAAAAAAACTCCATTTCAGATATGGCGTTTGGAAAATGTAGATAATCGTCCTCTACACAATACACTAAAGTTTTATCACTATTTCTGGCCAACTCAAAATATTGTAATGTGGCTTCATTATAATCTCTTTTGTCGCGAACAATCAATTCAGATGGATGTTTATATGATTCCAAAATCTTTTTCATGGAATCAACACATTCTTGACTGCTTGCATCGTCAATAATAGTTATCTGCGTATTATCATTCCTACCAGAAACAGCATACAAAATACTATTTAGACATTTTAGTATCAAAGTCTTCTTGTCGGTTTGGCAAAATCGTTCGCTGTTTTTTCCATGAACAGTTTGTCAATTTTAAATAATATTGACATTCAGAAATAAATATAGTTTCATATAAACATGTTCAAAGAAAATGATAAAGGATTAGATGCGGCACTTGAACTTGCTATACAAGGAAAAACTGAAGGCAGGGACATATTGCTTTCATTGAATCAAAATGACCCAAGAGTGCGATTTAATCTTGGATGGTATTATATACGTGATGGACGTTTGTACGATGGTCATAAAAATCTTGAGTATGGCAGAATGATAAATGTTTTCGGCGGATCCAAAAAAGGAATACCTCCGATGTATGATAGTAGTTCACTCAAAGACAAAATTTTGTTATTTAATGGAGAAGGCGGATTTGGTGATGAAATCATCAACATAAGATTTGCTAAAAATTTTTATGATCTTGGCGCGAAAGTTATAGTAGGATGTAGCAAAGAACTTTTCCCACTTTTTGAAAAACTGGAATATATCCATGCTCTGATAGATAGAGATGTTTGTAATAGATCATATCATCATTATTGGGTACCTGCAATGTCCGCGCCAATGCATTTGAAACTTGAATATTGGAATCTTAGCAACGCGCCATACTTGAACATGTTCAATAAAAGATGGGTGCCAAAGAATAATGCAAAATTCAAAGTTGGACTAAAGTGGGCGGGCAATCCAAAATTTGAACATCAACAACACAGAAGATTTCCAATAGAAAAAATGTTAGATCTTACAAAGATAAAAGGAGCAACATATTACAGTTTGCAAAGAGATGAAGATTTGGTAGATAATCTACCATGTATAGACATGAGATACGAAATGAAGACATGGAAAGATACAGCGGAAATAATAGCCAGTATGGATCTTGTAATATCATCATGTACAAGTATAGCGCACTTGTCTGCGGCTATGGGAAAAGAAACTTGGGTAATATCTCCTATACTACCATACTATATTTGGGCACTTCCTATTGATACATCACCTTGGTACAAAAATGTGAAATTGTATCGCCAAACAAAATATGGTAATTGGGATGATCCTTTTGAAAGAATAGAAAAAGACTTACGTGGCAGAACGAGCGCGATCAGCGCCGACAGCGTCAAGTAAAAATACGGCTTCTACCCAACTGTCTGTGTTGTCGTCCCA